AAACTTTTCTCTAGCAGCTTTGGATTGATAATCGCTTTTGTCTTTTTTAATGCCTGACTTAAACACTCTGCTTGGTTTAGAAATCTTTTTAGCAATATTTGGTTTTGCTTTTTGTAAATTTCCAAATTTCATAGCATCGTTTACCAACATCAAGATACGATGGTCATATACTTGAGCTATTTCTGAGTCGTTAAACCCATATTTAGCCAAATGACTTCTCATATTATTTTTTAAAGTTGATGCTTTACTAGGATCAGCAAAATCAGGAATATTATTCACTAATTTTGTCTTTTCACTTTGTAAATATCCATCAAATTGAGCTTTCTGTTCAGATTGTGCTTTTTGAAAAGCAGAATTTAATTTTTCTTGCTTTCTTCTAAGCCTGTGTTCAATCTTTGCAGCTTGAGCTGGATCTTCGTCATATAAAGCTTCTAAATCAGCAGATGAAATCTCTGAATTTAGTTGCTCTTGGGCAACAGACATAAGCTCATTAACTTCTTTTAGCTTTTGAGAATAGTCTTGTCTTTGCTTTTCAGATTGAGAATGAAAGTTCTTTCTATCATTAGAAAGTTCCTCAGTCTTTCGTCTGTAATCAGCATCTCTTGAGTAACCATTTCTCAACTCATCAAGGGTAACTTCAAATTCTTGACCAGCAACTTTCACTTTGTGAAGTTCTTCTTCGGTGGAATCTTGTTTCTCTTGAGTATCAATTTGTTCTTCGTCTTGAGATACATCTTGCTCCGAAACTTCTTCTTCTTCTGATTCAGTTTCTTCGCTTATTTCCTGTTCCTGTGGTTGTTCTTCATCAGAAGATTCCTCATTTTGTGGTTCAGGAGAATTTTGTTGTTGTGTTTGTCCAGTTTGTGTTTCTTCTGGAGTGTTTAATAAACCATTTACAGCCTTTTGAGCTTTTTGCAAATCAGTTTCAGATCCTTGTAATGGGTTGCCTTGATTGTCTGACATATTTTTCCTTTATAGTTAAGCTCCTCTTATGAGGTTAGCTTATCCCAACTTTTTTTGTTAGAATTTTTGGTTTTTTATTTGGGTTCTAAAATCTTCTAATTGTTTAGAAGCTAGTTTTCCTGTGTCTAAAATTTCTTGTAGGTGCTGCTCAACTTTACCAACTATATTGTAAGCTAACCAAAGTTTCTCTCTAGTATCTGTTTCGTTAGCACCAGTATTTAATAAACTTGTAGAATATAAATTTTTAAGTTTATCAAAAGATTCTTTTACTAAAGGATTATCAAATAAATCTTTAGCCTTGTTGGATTGGTTTACTTCCTGTTGGAGCTTCGCCTGTTCCTGGTTGTTCATTTAATGACTCAATCTGTTGTTCTAATTTTTGTTGTGATTGTTGTGCATCCCTAAAATCTTTTGTACTTTCAGCCACTAGCATTTTATTTAAATCTGCTTCTGCCTTAATTTGAGCTGAATCTATTTGAGCATTATATTTAAGCTCAAGTTCTTTCATTTTAATTTCATTTTCTAAAAGCATCTTAGCATTATTGCTCTTGATCTCTTTTAGTTGTAATTCAAGATCAGCAAGTTTTCGTTTTTCTTCACTTGCAATTCTAGTAAATTCAATTTTCTCAATTGGTGTAGGTGGTGGTGGAGCTTTCGGCTGAACCATTCCTTTACCTTGATCTGGATTAACAAAATAATTTTCAACATTTTTAAGACCAGCATTTTCAATAATTTTTGCCAAACTATTGTAAATATTTTTAAGGCTGACCATTGGATATTCTTGACCACCCTGTAATTGAAATGCTTGTAATTGTCTTTCCAGGATATTGTTCAACATCATAATTTGTTGATCGTTAGATCCTGTACCCAAACCAACTGTTATTGAAATATTATATCTGTTTCTCCACTCAGTAGGTTTAACTGGAATGAATTGATTGTTTAATTCTACAACTCTTTCCTTATCTTGATACTTACAAGTAAGTTCAAATATTCTTTTAAATAAATCTTTAACACCAGTTTCAGCAAATACTCTTGCAATCAATTCCATTCTCATCTGAGATTGTGTCATTAAAGCATTAACACCAGTTGCAGTTTTATTTAAACTGTCAGCATCTAAACCTTGATTATATCTAGTAATCCCTGTTCTAGTTTCTCTAATCGTATCAAGGTATTCCAATAAAGGGAAAGCTTGTTGAGAAATAGTTTGTGATTGCATTGGCATCATCACTTGACTTGGTGGTTGTTTAGTTCTTACAACACCCCCTGGTCTTGAAGTTAGTAGGTCATCTAAATTGACCATACCATCCATAATCGCAACTCTATTATTATTTGTTAGATACATATTATCCAACAATTGTCTCAACACAGTAGATTTAATTAATTGAACATCCTCTACTAATTCAGATACGGATCGACCATAAAATCTATGTGGCATTGGGATTGGCGTAAGTGAGCAAAATGGAATGTTATCACAAGCCATATTCTCAAGTATTGTATATCCACCACTACCAGCAACTGTTACTTTTCTTAATTCATTAATACCATCGCCATCCATATCAACTTTGATGTAGCACTCATATAATTCTACTTCTTGTGAAGTTTCGTCAGGCGCATTTTCAAATGGGCTTTCATCAATATCACTAAATCTTGTTAGTCTTTCATCATTTAAAATAATATTATTTGATGTTGGAAGACTCTCAACTATTTCTCTATCGAAACCCATTTCTAATAGATCGCTTCTAGTTTTTAAAACTCTATGCGCTACGAAATTTGCATCTTCAATAGACTTAGCTGTTTTTTGAATTAAAAATTCCTCAGGTGGTACGTTTTCTATTTTTACTTTTCCACCTTTTGATGTTCTTTTAATAATACAATTATGTAACATAGGAGTAGGAATATCACCTACTTCTTGTCCTTGCATTTCTGCTAATTGTTTCATTTGCTCAAGTTGTTCTTTTGCTTTTACATCTTCAAAAGTTTCTTCTTCAACAACTTCAACATCTTCATCGTCAATCAATAAAGCGTATTCTTGATCGGTTAAATTTTCATAAGTTTCTTGCTCAACACTTTTAGACTCATCCCAAAATACTTTTACAATTCCATTTTTTTCTAACAAAGCATCTTTAAACCAAGTGTAAAGAATACTAAAACCATTATTATCTTTGTTAAAAATATAATTAATATAATTAGTAGCTTGATCTGCTATACCAACATCTTCACTTTTAGTTGGCTCACATCTAACCACTTGATAACTAGCTGTGAATATTCTTAACAAGTTTGGTAAGATTGTTTCAACGGTGTCGGCTACGTCTGTTGAGACTACTTGTGATCGACCATCAATCTCTGTGCCTAACTTTTCACCCATGTAATACTCTAAAGATTTCTTTCTTTGAGAAGTTAAATTACTTCCCATAAATCCTATTGAGTTATTAATCTCTGAGTTAATAATTGATCTTAATTCTATATCTGTAACTTTATCTGCCATATTAAACTATATAATTCGTATTGATTGGAACTTCTTCTTTCCAATTGCTAATTTCTACCCCTTGACCTACTACACCAGTTCTAAAGGCGTCAGCGCAGTGTGATGCAAAATTATGCAGGGGTTTATTTCTAAAGCATTGGTTTTTATCATCCCATCTTTTTTGATAAGCTTTTAAATACTCAATACCTAACTTGCATTTCTCTTTGTCAAACCAACAATTAGTTAATGCTTTTCTTGTTGCCTCAATACCATCTTCAATAGATAATTTAGGTGCTACTTCAAACGCTATTCCTAACTCCAAAGCACTTTCTAATCTTGACTTACCCATGTTACCTAGTTCTCTCACCTTGATGTCAAAGGGTGCTATGTGTGTTGAATAATCGTAATTCTTTGAATCTAAAATATCTTTATAATGATCAAGGCCAAAACCACTATTTTCATAGTAATCAATTAATCTTGTTTCACCTTTATACTTTTGCGCAAACCATATACAAGTTTGATCATTCATTCCTAAGTCCCAGTACGTTTCAACATCTAAGTTGTCATCGTACTCAACATTGGTGATCCTACCTTGCTTACTTAATTCTTCTATAATTGCTCCATAATAAGAGCCTGTAATCGCAGCGTTGAAGCTACATTCAAATTCTTGAGAATAAAGATCAACTGACATAACATCAGCTGCGGCCTTTAATTCTTCTTCGTCTAGTATCTTTGTTTGACTAGCTTTAAATACACAAGCATACCAATCTTTGTTCTCTAAAGCATTTTCATATAGTTCACAAAAATAGTTACGACCTTTTGGCGTACCAATAAACACACACCAACCTTTACGATCAGCTAACGCAGGTCTTATGATCTCTGGGAATATAGTAGGCTTAATAGATTGTGTTTCATCGAATACACATCCATCAAGAAATATACCCCTGAGTGCTTGATCATTTTCTGCGCCCAAAATTGTGATCCTTGCGCCATTTGGCAAATCACATCTAAGTTCGCTTTCGTTAAATTTTGTACCAGGGATTTTCCCTGCGTATGTTTTTATATAATCCCATGCTGTCGCTTTACCTTGCTTGAAAGTCGGAGATAGGAAAGCATATCTTGAGTTTGGCAAAGGATTCATCAATGCACTTCTCAACATATGGTTGATCATCATTACTGTCTTACCAGCCCTCCGATGTAGGACCAGGACGTTGAAACGGTGCTTATCAATTTTTTTGTGCAAAAAATTTTGTAAATCTCTTGGCTTATATGGAATAACAATGTTTGGCATTGTAAAACAAAACCCCCCTAATGTACTGTGACTCCTTGAGGAACATTTAATAATTGTTCTATGCCAAAATCTTCCATGATGTGCGATGAGAAGTATCTACATTCGGATAGGTCATTGAAGCCACCAAAGTGAACAACAACTGATTTACTACTTTCCATAATATATATTACTGCTGAGTAACCTTGTTTATCATCGTCAAAGTCCATCATTGAAATTCCTATTCTTCTTCTAGTAATTTTTTAAAGATCGAATATTCTTTATCGCTTATTGAACCTTTAATTGAAGATGTTTGTTTTTTAATTTTTTTCAAAGCTTTTTGAAAAGGTGTTTCTTCTTCTTCTTTTTTGTTCATAGATGCGAAATTTTTTTGTAAAAATTTACTTGCCATAATCTTTTCCTTTATCTAGTTGTGTGTAACTTCCATTTAAATATTAACACTGGCCCAAACAGATTCAGGCGCAGGGTCGGTTAAAAACCCCCCAAAACCTCACATTTTAAACGTCTAGTGAATTGTGATCACTTGACTCTCTTATCTTGGCCTTTGTTTATTTACTTTTTTTAAATACTTATAAAAAACTTATAAACCTTTTATAGTTTAGAATAATTTTAAAGAACAAACCATAAACATTTACAATTATAACTATCATTGTGCTAGGTTTGTGCAATCTTCGGATTAAATTACCATTTATTCATATATATCAATACTTTTCTATTTATCCCACTTAACAACTAAAGGAGTATTCTTATCGAAATTCATAGATAATGAGTCCTTTTTTTGATAGATCTTCGGTGATAATCGTTCACTTTTCCACTTAGCAAGATCAACAAATGCCTTTACTAAGTGAGTTTGACCTAAATCTGTCTTTTCTTTTAATCTACTATTTGCAATAGATTCATTAATTAAATCTTGAGCATCCGAAAGACAAAATTCAATTCCGTCTTGTTTAGCTTGTGCATATTCATTTCTAAGTTTATCATCTTTATTTAACCATGATCTAAAAGTCTCCCAACAAGGTCGATTTTCTTTCTTATTTTGTGGAGATAAGCATGATCTAATTGAATTGCCGATAGCTAATTCTTCCATGATTTCTTTTATTAATTCTCTACTATATTTAGTCTTATTTGCCATATCTTTTAATTTTGTTGTGATTCGCT